GCGACCATCAGGCCGAAGCGGGAAGCTTCCTTCCAGTCCACTTCCATGACGGCCACAGAGAACTCTGCGCCCTTTTCCTTGTGGAAGCGCAGGAAGTCGGCATAGTCCTGCTTGCAGATCTGGTCGCCGGACAGGATGATCACATACTCAGGATCATAGCTGTCGATGAAGCCGATGTTCTGATAGATTGCGTTTGCCGTGCCCTTGTACCAGTCGGTGCCCTTGGCCTGCTCGTAAGGGGGCAGGGTGTGCACGCCGCCGTGCAGACGGTCCAGATCCCAGGGCTGGCCGTTGCCGATGTACTCGTTCAGCTTCTGGGGCTGATACTGCGTTGCGATACCGACGGTGTCGATGTTGGAATTCACGCAGTTGGAAAGCGGGAAGTCCACGATACGGTACTTGCCGCCGAAGGACACTGCAGGTTTTGCCGTTTTCTGTGTCAGCGCGTACAAACGCGAGCCACGTCCGCCGGCAAGGATCATTGCCACAATTTCTTTTGCCATAGCTTTATTCTCCCCTTTAACATTAACATTTCCGTTTTATGGATTTACGGAAATGATCGTCAACAGATACGGTTGCGGGTCGTCCCGGATACCGGAGTTACTCCTTCGGCTCCCTGGGTTTACGGGTGCGCTTTGCGGGTGCTTTTTCGGTCTTCGACTCCGCTTCAGCCTTGGGCTTGCGGCCGCGCTTTTTGGGTTCTTCTGCCGCTGCAGCTTCCGGCTCGGCTTTTGCCTTGCGGGTGGTTTTCTTCACCGGTTTTTCCGCAGGTGCTTCCGCTTCGGCCTTGGGCTTACGGCCGCGCTTCTTGGGCGCTTCTGCCGTTGCAGGCTCGGCTTCGGCCTTTGCCTTGCGGGCAGTCTTCTTTACCGGCTTTTCGGCCTTTTTCGTTTTATCCTCAGCAGCCTTGCGGGTGCGCTTGGCGGGAACCTCAAAATACAGGGTGCTCATGGGCGGCAGGCTGATGGTGATGCTCTGTTCAAAACCGTGCAGCGGCTTTTTGTGAGTGCGCACCGATTTGTTGTGCACCGCACCGGAACCGCCGAATGCGGCATCGTCGCTGTTCAGGATCTCCTTGTAGGTACCGGCCACTGGTGCGCCGAGGGTGTAGCCTTCGCGCAGGACGGGGTTGAAGTTGCAGACGATAAGGATCTGCTTGCCGGCGGTATCCTTGCGCAGGAAGGCAATGACGCTCTGCTGCGAGTCATCCGGCACGATCCACTGGAAGCCCTCCCAGCTGTAGTCCACCTGCCAGAAGGCGGGGTGCTCCTTGTAGAAAGCATTCAGGGTCTTGACGTAGGTCTGCAGTTCGGTGTGCTTGTCGTAATCCAGCAGCATCCAGTCCAGCTGCTTTGCTTCATTCCACTCGGCAAACTGGCCGAACTCCTGTCCCATGAACAGCAGCTTCTTGCCGGGGTGAGCCATCATGTAGCCGAAGAAGGTGCGCAGGTTAGCGAACTTGTCGTCGTACTCGCCGGGCATCTTGTTGATCAGGCTGCCTTTGCCGTGCACTACTTCGTCGTGGCTGATGGGCAGCACGAAGTTCTCGCTGAAGGCATAGAAGAAGCTGAAGGTGACTTTGTTGTGGTTGCCTGCGCGGAACAGCGGGTCGGTCTTCATGTAGCTGAGCATGTCGTTCATCCAGCCCATGTTCCACTTGAAGTTGAATCCCAGACCGCCGTCTGAAGCGGGCTTTGTGACCATGGGCCACGCGGTGGACTCCTCTGCGATCATGTATTTGTGCGGGTGACGGCCCAGCACAGTGTTGTTCAGCTTGCGCAGGAACGCGACGGCTTCGAGGTTTTCCTTACCGCCGTCCTTGTTGGGTTCCCATTCGCCCTGTTTGCGGTTGTAGTCCAGATACAGCATGGACGCCACGGCATCCACACGCAGACCATCGATGTGGTACTGCTCCAGCCAGTACAGCGCGCTGGAGATCAAAAAGCTCTGCACCTCATTGCGGCCGAAGTCGAACACCATGGTGCCCCACTCCTTGTGCTCGCCGCGCTTGGGGTTGGGGTCCTCATAGCAGGCCTCGCCGTCGAAGTTGTACAGGCCAAACTGGTCTTTCGGGAAATGGGCGGGCACCCAGTCCATGATGACGCCGATGCCTGCAGCGTGCAGCTTATCCACAAAGGCCATAAAGTCCTTGGGGGTGCCGTAGCGGCTGGTCGGGGCAAAATAGCCGGTGACCTGATAGCCCCAGCTGCCGTCGAACGGATATTCCATGACCGGCAGCAGTTCCACATGGGTATAACCCATCCCGGTGATGTACGGGATCAGCTGGTCGGCCAGCTCGGAATAGTTGTAGGGCTTGCCGTCCTCTTTCAGCTTCCAGCTGCCGGTGTGCATCTCGTAGATGTTCATCGGGCCGTTGATCACGTCCGCCTTTTTCTGCTGTGCCTGCCACGCATCGTCATGCCACTCGAACCCGCTGATATCGTAGACCTTGCTGCCGTTGGACGGGCGGGTCTCGGCGTGGAATGCATAGGGATCGGCCTTGTAGACCAGATCACCTGCGCGGGTGGTCACGCAATATTTATAAACGTCATATTCCTTCATGCCGGGGATGAACAATTCCCACACAGAATCGCCATCCACCTTGCGCATCGGGTGGCTGCCCGGTTTCCAGCTGTTGAAATCGCCTACCACGCTGATGGCAACAGCGTGGGGTGCCCACACGCGGAAAACGACACCGGCTTCTCCGGCGCGGGTCTCCATGTGTGCGCCGAAATAGCGATACGCTTCACAGTTATTGCCCTGTTTGAACAGATACACCGGCAAGTCCGATGCATTGCTCTGGATCTTTTCCTCGGTCGGTTTCATAGACTGCTCCTCCCCGTACAGGCGCGCGAACGCGCACCTGTAGCTTTTTACCCTTTTATATTAAAGAATTTCCAAACGTTTTGCAAGGGTTTTCAGCTCTTTCGATTGTAGAAATTACTACATTCTTTTCGTTCATATTTTCCATATCTATGGAATCACGCCAATTTTTCGCAACTTTTACCATGATTCTATCCCAAAAAACAAAAAAGCAGAGCTTCTGCACTTCCTTTTTCTCAAAAGGTCCTGCAGAAGTTCTGCCTTATTTTTCATTTTTTGCAGTCTTTTCAGCCTACCACATAGACATTGACCTGGACCGCGCCGTTGATCACGCTCTCAGCGTAGGTCTCATAGAACAGATCCACCAGGATCTGCCCTTTCTGCACGGCGATGCCGGTATCGGTCGCCACTGCGTAGCCGTACACAAACTTGCCGTCGGTGGAAGTGATGTACAGCTTGGTGCCGTAGGGGATCACGTCCGGGTCCACGGCAACCGTGCCGTAACCCAGACCCAGACCGGAAGAGCCTTTACCGCCCTTGGAATAGTAACCGGTGGCCTTGCCGGTGAGCACCTTCTTGTAGGAAGACGGCGCGTTGGTGGTGCCGTCCGGGCCGGTCAGCGGAGAGACCGGAGCACCGGCACCGTAGGTCTTGATGACATGGTTGGTAGGCTCCACCGTGGTGGTGGAGTCCACGACGATGCTGTTTTCCAGTTCGCCATCCACATAACGGTCACGGGTGGTGATGGTCTGCTGGCCTTCCGAGCCATGGCGCACGGTGGTGGTGCGGCCGGTGTTGCGGAAATACAGGCTGGTGTAGACATACTCGGTGTCATAGGGGATGGCCTGTGTTTCCACACGCTCCTGATAGTCCACACGGTGGACGGTGATCTTTGTCCCGGCAGTGACCAGCTGGTCGAGAGCAGGTTCGGTGTAGTCCTCACCCTCCAGCGTGATGCCGGCGCGGTTCAGCGCATCGGCCACGGTGCCAAACACCATCTTGACCGGATACTCCTGCCCGTCAGCCGTGATGCTGACGGAGAATGCGCGCTCAATGTTCAGTGCGGCAAGGTTGCCGCTGTAGGCCGTGTAATAGACCTGATCGCCCTCTTCGGACTGGATGCCGGAGAGGTTCATGACCTGTGCGGGGTCGGTCTCGGAGGTGAGGATCACCTGACGGGCACCATTGGAGTCTGTGACGTAGGTCAGCCGCAGATTCGCAGCGGTCACACTAAGCGTAGCCACAAGGCACACGACCATGACACAGAATGCCAGTACACGGGGAGAAACTGCTTTCTTGCAGTCAGAGAATGCTTTCTTCAATTTTACGGAAGCGATACGAGACAACTCCTCTCTTTTCGTATTTTGTCTGCGGCCGCGGACAGGAGTGGTGGGATCGGCCCGGCCGCCGGACTGCGGGACGCACAGAAAAGCGCTGTGCCCTCACAATCAAATACGATGCCCTCTTTTTGGTAAAATCGAGCATCGTATTACAATTTGGATTCCGTGCCGAACCGGACTTTTGTCCCGCTCCGGCCGGAGCTTTCGTGCCCGGGCCGCACCGTGTTCAGGACGGCGTTTCACTTCATCCAGATAAATTTTAAACGCTGCAACGTTCGTTGAGCGAGTCTTATTTTACCAGCCCGGGGGCCGTTTGTCAAATCACCCAGTCGTCGCTTCGTTAGTTTCTTGACGTTCTTTTTGTGCAATTTTAACAGTGTTTTCTCCGAAAAGTTGTTTTTTAAGTTATTTCCTTATGATTTTTTACATGATTTTGTGCAAGTTCCGTTCACGAATTTTTAACATTTATTTTGGATTTTTCATCCCGGAAACAGGCCTTTTCACCCCATTCCGGAGCATGACAAGATGCCCAAAATCGATGGTTTTCCACACAAAACTCACCTGTCAGAATCGCTCGTTCCAGCACCCGGAAAGCTCATGATTTTGCCCTGAAAAATACGGTCCGGCAAAATGCCGAACCGCAGAAATGTTCACAAAAAAAGTACGCACTGGATAACTTTCGGCGGCGGCTCTATACTCGAGAAAAAAACAGAAAGGAAGGTTTTGTATGAAGATCCAGATCATTCGCAGGCAGTGCGGCGGCACCGAATTTTACCCCAGCCCCCACCGCCTGCACCTCGGTGCGCAGAACGCTGCCGGCGTGGACGAGCTGCACTTTTCCCTGCCGGAAGAGTGGGCCGGATGCACCGTGGCACTGTACCTGCGCCGCAGCGACGGCACCCTGCTTGCTCCCGTTCCGTTGGAAGAAGGCGACCGGGTAACGGTGGACCGGCGGCTCACCGGCTGCACCGGCGGCCAATGGATGCTGGCCGCCGTCAACGACGCAGGCTATGCCGCCTACACCCGCCCCGGCAGCTACGACGCCTACGCTATCCTGCCCACGGACGGCGGCACGGAGGAGCTGCCGCCCTCGCTGTATGAGCAGTTCGTGGCCCGCGTGCTGGAAAGCGCCAGCAGCGCTTCCACTTCCGCCCAGAAAGCAGCTGCAAGCGCCGCGGCTACCGCCGCCAATGCCGCACAGGCTCAGACGGCCGCGCAGCGCACCGGGACCGACAGCGCCAGCGCCGCCCAGTCGGCCGCAAGAGCCGAAGCTGCTGCAGCCCGTGCCGAAGAGCTTGCACCTGCAGAGGGCCGGGTCGTGAGCGTGAACGGCAAGGCCGGCATCGTAAAGCTGACGGCGCAGGACATCGGTGCACTTCCCTGCCCGGCACAACCGGTATCCGGCCAGCTGCTGCGGGTACTGAGCGTAGACCCCGGCACCGGCGCATTGCTCACCGACACGACTGCGCCGCCAGACCTCTCGGCCTATGTGCGCAGCAGCACCGTGCCCACGGCAGTTGTTCCCGGCGCGGTAAAGATCGACCCGGCCCGCGGCATCGGCATCGATGCCGACGGAACCCTGACCACCGCCCCCGCCGGCAAGGAATCGCTGGACGCCATGTCGGACACCCTTGCCCCGCTGACGCCGGCACTTCTGCCCTACGGCGTCAAGAAAGCGCTGACCACCGCAGCAGCGGCCGCCGGGTGGTCGGCGGCAGAAAAAAGCGCCGCCCTGCGCACCCTCGGTGCCGACTTTTCTTCCTATTATACAAAGGAGGATATCAACACCCTGCTCTCTGCCCCCAGCCTGACCGCTTACCCCGTGGGCAGTATCTACCAGAGCACCGACGCCACCAGCCCCGCCGCGCTGTTCGGAGGCACATGGGAGCAGATCGCGTCTGAGCGTGTGCTGATGGGTGCCAGCAGCACCCACGCCGCAGGCACCACAGCGAAAGCCGGCCTGCCGAATATCACCGGTAGTTTTCCAACGACAACTTACGGAAGTAATTATAACAAAACTTCCGGAGCGTTTTCGCTTGGTTCGAGAATTACAGGCAACGGTGAGGACTCCAACAGTAGCTTTAATAGCTATTATGTGTCCTTCGCTGCGTCCGGCTCCAACGCTATCTATGGCCGCAGCAGCACCGTGCAGCCTGCCGCCTACTATGTGCATATCTGGCGGCGCACAGCATAAGAAAGGAGGAATCTCATGAAGATCATTGACGAAAACGGCGCAGCCCTCGAAAACCCCGACCTGACCCTTGGCTGGCTGCGGGATGAGACCGAAGCTGTGGAGCACCCCGCGCAGGTGGGCGTGCCGGAGCTGAGCCACTATGAGACTGTGGCAGAATACCCCAACGGCGGCAAGGATGTGCGGAAGGTCATCGACCGTGAAGGCGTGCCCGCACGGGACGCATGGACCGAGCAGATACCCATCCAACGGTACATCCTCTATACCGCCGAAGAGTTGGCCGCGAAGGAAGAAGAGCGCAAAAAGGCCGAACAGGCCGCCCAGCTGCCCACCACCGAAGAGCGTCTCGCGGCGCTGGAAGCCGCCATGCTCGA